TATGTTAAATTTCATGCAACGAAACATTAAAAATGAGGTTGATGTTCTAAAGGAAGTTTTTTGTTTAATTGAGGGTTCTTATTCTTGTTGGATTTTTAACATTAAAACTAAAAATTGTTTTTTATTAAAATGCAATTCGGATTTATATGCAAATATATATGATAATGATTTTTCAACAAAAGAAATTAATGGTTTTGAGCTATTAAATGATGGTGAGATATATCAATTGACCAAAGAAGGTATAACTTCTGTGGCGTATTTCGACTGTAGTTTATATTGATTAATAGTTAGATGATCTAAAATCTTCATCATCTTTTCTAAAATCTGTACCCATGTCTCTGATTATATCTTCCCACTTACCCTTTAGTTCTTGTTTTTTCCAGTCTTGTTCTCTTTCATCAGAGTCGTCAAATTCCGAATAGTCATCATCTTCGAAAGACTGAAGAACGTCTGGTTCTTTATCTGGATCAAAATCTTCAAACTTATCATCATCCATTTCTTCTTCGCTAATAGCGTTTAGTTCTATCAATTTATCGTAAATTGATAGAGGTGATGCGGTGATAATCCCCTCTTCATCATTTGTTGAAGAGTTTACTCTTTCTATAGCTTTTTTGATAGCGGATAAAATATCGACATCTTCCGTTACATTTGGAATATTTCTAAGAATTTCTCTAAGCTTTGGTCCAATATTCGTACTCAAATCTTCTGCTTTTACAACAACTTTTCTTTTAGGTTTTTCCTCTTGTTCTGTATCATTACCTTCTAAGTCAATATTTTCAGCATCATTATCCAAATCTCCCGTATCTATGTCATTTTCCACACTTGATTCTATATCACCAGTGTTGTCTTTCTCGTTATCGTTCTCATCAGAAACACTATCTTTGAACTTTTTTAAAATTTCTTCTCTATAGGATTCGAATATTGCTACTTGATCATTATTTCTCATATTTGTTGAATTATTTAGTTTTTGGGTTACAATAATCTCAATGAAAATTGTAGCTTGTAGTATAACCAGAGAACATGATCCTTGTCAAACAAAAATTTTTAAAACTTTTCAAAAAATAAACCAATACCACCCTTCTAAAAAAATAGAATTAAAATTAAAATGTGGTAACTTCACCATGGGGTTGAGTGAATATTATAATAATTGTATTGACAATTACGCTGAAAGTTGCGACTATATGGTTCTTGTTCACGATGACGTTGAATTTATTAATATGGATTTACATTACCAAATAGAGAAATCTATGGAATTTTACGATATAGTAGGTGTCGCTGGATGCTCCAACCCAAAAATTGGGGATACGAATCTTTGGCATTTGATGAGCGAGAAGCAAAATTTAAAAGGATTTGCGGGGCATAACTGTAAGGAAACGTTGAACGAATACTATATTACTGCTTTTGGGGCATCTCCATCTAGAGTTGCCATGATAGATGGCGTTTTTATGGTTATTAAGTGTGATAAAATTTTAAAAACAAAAACTAGGTTTGATGAGAGTTTCAAATTCCATCATTATGATCTGGATTTTAGTCTTTCTAGTAATTTGAATAGGTTAAAAATTGGTGTTTGGCCGATACTAATCGATCATTCATCGCCAGGTCTAAGATCATTTAATGAGAGTTGGAAAACTTCAAACGAATATTTTAAACAAAAATGGATAAAGAAATAACAAAAATAGATTTGGACTTTTATGAAAAAGTCGTAATATATAATTGCCTGTTCAACTCTGAATATTTGGCATCTGTAATAGATCATTTGAATGTTGATTTATTTTCTGATAAAGATATTAAATCGAGTATAGGTATTATAAAAGATTTCTATTTAAAACGTAGTGAAATTCCTACAATTACTGAAATTAAAACATATTTAAATGATCCAGATCTTAAACAATCTTTTAAAAACGTTTTAACCAAATTGGACGAATTAGACAATGTTAAATTTAACAGAGATGAGCTTTATGAAAATACTGAAATATTTCTAAAAGAAAAATCCGTATATAAAGTTTTATTAGAAGCTGCTCAGAAAATAGATAACAATAAATTAGACTCTTCCGATCTTTTAATGAAGATGGAAAAGGCTGTTAGTATAAATCTTTCAAATTCCATGGGTTTGAGTTTATTGGACGATGTTGATTATTTCATTACAGAAATGTCGAAAAATGAATCCAAAATATCCAGTGGGTGGAAATGGCTGGATAATAAAATAAGTGGTGGGTTCGCTGAGAACGGTAGAGCATTATACGTTTTTATAGGTGAAACGAATGTTGGTAAGTCTATATTTTTAGGGAATGTTGCCGCAAACGTTGCAATGCAAGGAAAAACGGCACTTGTCATATCTCTAGAAATGTCGGAGATAATGTATGGAATGAGATTTGCATCCAATTTGACCAAGATACCGATGTTTGAATTGAAGAAAGACGTATCTATTTTAAGAAATGAATTATTAGATTTGAAGACTAAAAATAAAAAATCTAAAATTTTAATTAAAGAATTCCCACCATCAACGTTATCCACTTTCCAAGTTTCAGCATATATCAAAAAGTTGCAACAAAATGGTATAAAAGTGGATTGTTTAGTATTGGATTATTTAAATTTGATGGATAGTTCCAAGGGTACTAATATGTATGAAAGGATCAAATACATATCAGAACAATTGAGAGCTATTTCTTACAAATATAGCATACCTGTCATTACAGCTTCTCAAATTAATAGATCTGGTTATAATTCATCAAATCCTAGTTTGGAAACAATATCCGAGGGTATTAGCTTGGCGAATACCGCCGATTGTATTTTCAATATATGGCAATCGGATGAGGATAAAGACATGGGTGTTATAAACATGGGTATAGCTAAAAATCGCTTTGGTCCGAATTTCGGATCTACTATATTAAAAATTGATTATACCACACTCACTTTGGAAGAGGATGATTTGAGAAACGACACTAGCGAGTTGGCAGAATTTAGTAAATCAATAAAAGAACTTGAAGATTAAAAATATATTGATAAATTATATATAACAATATAAACAAATGGATAATATTAAAAAGATACACGTATTTACACATGCAGATTTGGACGGAAGTGCTTCTTATTTGGTATTATCTTGGTATATGTGGAATAGTCCAACATATGTTTTATGTACACATGATTCGTTGAGATCTACGGTGTCGAAATGGTTGTTGAAAAATAAAATAGAAGATTACGATGCTGTTTATTTTTTAGGTTTGGATACTTGCGATATATGTGATTTGATAGATTATAAAAAAGTATATGTATTGGATCATCATCAAGAGGCTAACAGGTGTAAAGATCTTTATAAGAATTTGAACATTGAACTTTTTGAATATGGTTCTAGTGTTTTGGGTGTATATAGATATTTTAAAAATAAATATCAAGATAGAAAAATAACGGCAAATCAAAGAAAATTTGTAGCTTTGGTGGATGATTACATTTCTTATAGACTTTTAGAAAAGGATTTATCTATTGGATTGAATATGTTATACTGGAATTATCAAGGGGATAAACTTCAAAAGTTGAAAAAAGATTTTAACGATGGCTTCTCTCATCTTTCAGATGATCAAATTAAGATAATTGATTTCTATAAACAAAAAATACATAAAATAGTACAGGATGCCGATTTTTATGTTGGCGATTTTAAAATTCAAGGAGTTTTTAGAAAAATCATAGCTACTTTTGCGGATACTTGTGTCAATGAGGTTGCTTCAGAATTGACAAATATGGGATATGAAATCGCTGTGATCGTGAATACCAAAACTCAAAAGGTGAGTTTTAGGAAAAATCATTTTTCCAATGTTGATTTACCGAAAATAGCTAAAACTTTAGCCGATGGTGGGGGTTATAAAAACATGGCTGGTGGATTACTTAATGATAAATTTATGAATTTTACAAAACTTTTAAAAAAACATGACATTGGAAAAAGAATATAAAGAGATTGAACATATTTTCAACTCCTTTTGTAGTTTTATGTGTATCATAAACAACAAGAAGATGAATTATGCTTCTATTTTACTTTTATACATACAAGATAAAAAAATAAGAGAATTTTTTAAGATGCTACATAATGTTGATAATGATATGTCTGCTGTTAAGATTTTTTTAGAACAAGATCCGAGTCTTCATAAATCGAAATATATTATGAAGTTTATAAATAACAAAAAAAATAAAAAAATTCTAGAAGCTTTAAAGTGAAAGATATAGAAGATATATATAACACTCACTTACGTATAAGTAGGAGTAAAAAAAATCTACCTTTTACTTTGAAAAAAGATTTTTCGAAGATAGAAGAACATGAAAAATATGCTGTCTTGTTGAAATTGAAAAATTTCTTTGAAAGAAATTCCTATGTTAACATGAGTGATTTCATGGAAGCTCCCTACATTGTGTATGAGGACGAAAGTTATTTTGATTTGGATTTTTATTTAACACAAAAAGCTGTTAAGAGCTATAATCTATATAGAAGAAAAAAGACATATTCTGAACCAGATTCTGAAATTCAAAAGAAAGCTGTAACTGATGGGCTTATGTTTATCTACAGATTTTGCAAGGATCATGATTTAAATATTGAAGAATATTTCCACCATAAAAACGGTGCTATCAATACTATTTTTTTACACTTGAAACAGAAAAATATATCTATTTATAACTGTTTAGCTTATGAAAATTTTCAAACAATATTGAACCAAAACAATTATGAATTGTTAGAATTTATGCTTGGAGATGTAATCTCTAAAATTTCTATTTTTAGGACAAAATTTTACATATCAAAGTCTTGTAAAAAAATTTCAATCGAAGGTCTAAAAATAATAAAAGAAAAGCTTGCAAAAGAAAAAAAATAACGTAATATCTAAAAAGTATATGAATACATACACCAACAAAATGTTCAACAGCATCAAAGACGCACTGCAAAAAAATTCAACTCAATCGAGTGGAAGAAACATTCTCAAGTTTGAGAAAGACAAGACGTATACCATTCGTCTCATTCCTAATATCAATAATCCAGAGAAGACATTCTTCCACTATTACACATATGACTGGACTTCTTATGGTAATGGTCAATACACCACCGCATTGTCTCCAGCAACCTTTGGTCAAAAGTGCGTGATTACAGATACAAAGTATCGTTTATTGAGGAATGGTTCAGATGAGGAAAAGCAAAAGGCTGATTTGCTCAGAAGGAATGAACGTTGGCTCGTAAATGCATATGTAGTGGACGATCCTACCAATCCTGACAATAATGGATGTGTCAAGATTATGCGTTATGGTAAACAGTTGCATAAGATTATTTCTGATGCTATTGATGGTGAGGGTTCTGAGGATTATGGCGCTAGGATTTTCGATCTATCTGAAAATGGCGTTAACTTGAAGGTTAAGTGTGAACAGCAAGGTGATTACATTACATATGTCTCTTCTAAGTTTAGTTTACCTAGAAAGATTGAAGGTCTTGATGACGCTAAGGCTGAAAAGTTATACTCTTCGATTTTTGATTTGGAGTCTATCGTACCAACCAAATCTAATGAGGAGTTGGTTGCTGTTTTGGATGAGCATTTTTTCGCAAAGCCAACTCTTATTTCAGAGAAAAAAGTTGTTAGTTTCTCTGAAGAGGAATCTTCTTCAAATACATCCAATTTGATCGATAATCAAAAGATTACTACATTGGAATCTTTGAACGATGACGATGATGATGAAAATTTGAAAAAGCTCATTGCGGATTTAGATTAATATGAATTTTGATTCAATAGTTCCAGAGGGTGATTTGCCCCCCAATCACCCTCTGGTTTTGGAGGCTTTAAAGGGTATAATATCTGGTCCGATTTCTGAATTACGTCAGAAAGTTGACAAGAATATTACTGAAGAAACTAGTCAAGCTGGACTTAGGAGCGGTAAAATAGATTATGAAAATATTTTACCAAACTTTAATTCTAATAATAATATTAATATTATACCCAATAGGGAATATAATAACACTGCGAATAATGTCCTTGAGACTTTGGTTTCTTCTCAAAAACATAATGTTTTACAAAACAATAATGTAGAAATTCGCAACCACTCTTCTCCAGAAAAGGAATATGATGATCCAGATCAAATGCAACTTCCTTTATTTAAGCCTACTGAAATGTCGGATTTATATTCTAAAATGTTTGATTTGGAGAGAAAACTTGATACTATTATAAAGTATGTCAAACCAAATAAAAATTAAAAATAAAATATCTTTTGTAAAAAATTTTTTATCTCCCATTTGTAAAGTTTCCGATTCAGCCGTTTTGGAAATTGAAAATGGTGTTATAAAGGCTTTGGTCTGTACTTCTGACAATTCTATCATTTTTCATAATACCCATGCTATAGAATCTTCTAGTGAAGATTTGGTTGTTTTAAATTGTTCAGACTTGAAAAAGTTAATTCGTGCTTTGGATACTATAGTTTCTAAAAATGAAATTATGTTTACTTTGGAAGAAAATAATATTTCTTATAATGATTCAAAGATTAAATTTAAATATCATCTTTTAGAAAATGATATTATCAAAAAACCTAAAATTAGTTTAAAAAAATTAGAAAGTATGGATGCTCTCTCATCTTTTGTTATCACTAAAGATTCTTTAAAGGAGCTTGTTAGGGGGTCCGTTTTTAGTTCAGATTCGAATAAATTCTATTTAAATAGTGAAAATAACGGAGTTTTTGCTGAGTTGACAGATAAGACTAGAAACAATATAGACACTATAACAATGCAAGTTTCTGATAGTTTTGATGGAAATTCTTTTGAAGCGTTGCCTTTGAATTTTGAAATTTTTAGAATTATGGAAATTGGTGATTCTAATGATATAATTGTTAAAATTAATAGTAAATTAGGAATTGTATTATTCGAGATTTGTAATAATTATAATAAGATGTTATACATTATGTCATCTTTAATAAAATGAAAAAAAACAAAAATTCGATTAAAACTCCTAGTTATTTCATAAAACGTTTAAAAGACTCTGGTTTCATAGTTTGGAAAATTTTTGACGATTATGGTGTCCATGATCCTAGATGTTGGACTGTTTTAGTAGACCCTAAAGGAGCCTCCGTATATATCACATGTTTTTTAAATAAAGAGTTTTTTGGTGATGTTATGTTTGAGTTAAGTGACGGTGGGCAAAAGTTTTTAAAAAATTTTTCTATTAAAACTGAAAGCTTGGAAGTTATCATTACCCACTTAATAAGTGCTGGTGTGAAAAACGATGCTGGAAATAGTCCATTTAGAAAAGATAAATATTCATATCATGAGTCAACAGAGGGGCAAAAAGAAAGATCCTAGAATATTTCTTGGAAAAGAAAAGGAAAAATTGTCTTCTCTAGACAAAGCTCAGATAAATGAACTTTTATCTGAGTCTATTAGTAGTTATGTATCCAAGGTCGCTAAAGAGGTTAAGAACACTGATGATATGGTTTCACTATTGAATGGATACATAACTGAATTTTTGGAAGCTTTTTTATTATTCGGATATGATATAAAAGGCACTCCGCTTTGTATTCATTATGCGAGAAATCAAAAAGATGCTGATGCTTTGAATTGCTTGGTGAATAAAGCATTGTTTAATAAAATGAATGAATAGTTTTATTAAAAAGTTAATTACCGAGAAATCTAATAAAACACATATACCTTTAGGTTCTTGCTATGCGGTGTTGCGAGGTGATTATCATGGTGAAATATTTGTATTTTTTAAACAAATTGCAAATGATTTGATGTTTGTCTCTTTACCTAAAATGATATTAAGAGAGGTTGATGTGGTTAAATTTGATATAGGGTTGAAGGAAAATATACTAGATTCTTTTAATATATTACCAGAAGATATATATAAAGTTATAGAATCTCATGGAAATAATCTCATCGAGAGTTAAATAATTGAATGAATAGAGTAGAAGCTAGAATAATAACATCGCCTATTTCTGGACAACCTTGCGCTCCTAGAATTATTGAAACTAGAGTTGGTAACAATATAGTTAAAGAAGCTCATTGGATCGATCCAGCATCTGGCGCTTTTATAAGAAAAGGGGTCATTGAAGTGAAGCCCTATATCAGAGAAGATAAAAAGTCTTGACATGTATTTTTGAAGATGTAAAGTGGGTATGTGGTCAAATTACCTGAAACTTACGTTGTAAATAAATTCTATCAATATGCTGGTTCGCCTAAACATAATAGGGGTACTAATGTTTATCAAGCTAGTTGCCCGATTTGTAGGGAAGGTAAATCTTGGTTGAGAAAAAAAAGGTGTTATTACATTCCTTCTAAAAATGTAATCCATTGTCATAATTGTGGTTGGCATGGTAATCCTGTTAATTGGATCATGGAATTGCAGTCTTCTTCCTTATCCGAAATTCTAAGCGAGTCTAATAATTATGACACGATAGTTATTCCTATCAATGAGAGTAAAGATGATAAAAAGGTTACAAATTATGAATTACCTTGCGATTGTATAGATTTGGAAAATAGCGACGAATTGAATTTTTATAGTAATAACAATATAGTAATGCAAGCTGCATCGATTCTAAAAGATAGGGGATTGTTGACATGCATAAATAGGCCGAAGAAATATTATATTACTTTAACAGATTTTGTTCATAAAAATCGTATAATTATACCTTTTTATGATGAAAATAACAAAATCATCTTTTATCAATCTAGGAAAATATTGAACAATGACGATAGACCTAGATATCTTTCTAAAAAGAATAGTGAGAGAAGTGTTTTCAATATAAACAATGTTATTGAAGATATTCCATATGTTTTTATAACGGAGGGTCCGTTTGATTGTACTTTTATTAAAAATGGTATAGCTTTGGCTGGAATAACTGAGAGTGGATCAGATACATTTACTGAAAAACAAAGGGTGCAGATGCAAATGTTTCCATTGCATGAAAATGTTTTTGTTTTAGATAATCAATGGAACGATACAACATCTAAGAAAAAAACTAAAGATTTAATTGATGCTGGTAAAAAGGTATTCTTGTGGCCAAAAGAATATAATAAATTTAAAGATATAAATGATGTATGTATTAGATATAAATTGAACGAGTTTCCTTATAAGTTTATATTAAAAAATTCTTTTTCTGGAATGGTTGGTAAGTTGAAATTAGCTGAAATTAAATAAATATTTTTCTATGAACAAATATATAATTTATCTTTTAGGCTGTATTTTATTCTCCTTTGGAGCTACACTATTTATTACTAGCAATTTGGGTACTGACCCCTTGGATGTTCTGGCTATTGGAATGAAAGACACATTTGGTTGGATGATAGGTACAACTCAAAGCGTTTTCGCATTATGTTGTTTATTTCTATATAGTTATTTGAATAAATGGAAATTCCCACCAATCTCAACCTTCTTGACTTTTTTCATATGTGGATATCTTATAGATTTTTTTCTATTTTTATTAAACCATCAACACATTGTTAATCCATTTCTGGAAATGCTTTTTGGGGTTATTATTTGTACCCAAGCTAGTGCTTTAATAATGATGTCTGGATTTGGTATAAGAGCCATGGATTTGGTTGCAATATCATTATCCGAGATAACCAAAAAACCATTTTGGCTGTTTAAAGGTATTGCCGAGGTATTGCTTTTGACCGTTGGTTATTTTTTGGGAGGCATTGTTGGTATCGGCACTATTTTCTTTTTACTATTTGTGGGTTGGTTAATACAACCATGTATTCGTTTAAATAGTAAATTGGGAATACCTAATTACGGCAAGGTTCATTAATCTTGCTCACCAGCAATTAAGTATCCCTTTAATGCTTCAGCTAAACCGCTGAGTTCAACTGCTATACGAGATATTCTACGATGTTCCGAGGATGCTATTTTCTCGAAAAGGGTATCGCAACCAGCATTGTGTAATTGAGCTTGAACGGATGTTTGATTCACACCATTCACATATTCAACAAATTTTTCAATTTCTGCAACCCATTCAGATAAAATTTTCTTTTGTTTAGCTAAAGATTCTTTTCTAATAACTTCAACTTGACCAACATCTGTATTGAAAGATTCTGGTGGTGTCCCAGCATCTAATTCAGCGGTCATAGCTGCTGTTTCCGCATTCGCGGTAGCTTCTGGTGCAGCCACAGCCTCTTGTTCATCTTGTTCCAAGATGGCGTTGAAATATTTTTCGTATATACCCATAAGATTATTTATTTATTACGTCTAAATATTTATAACAAATGAAAGAAAATTTTAAAATACTTCAAGAAGACGATCAAAAAATATACAATAAATGGGTTAAAGGTATAGCAAAACAGGAAGCTCCGTCTCAAGTTATTACAGTTGATGATATTGTAAATAGATATAGAAATAATGTTTCCTATGAAGCTAGTAGGCAATTACCATTTGGTTTAGATTTTTTATTGGATAGAATAGGTGATATTTTCGTAAAATGTTCAAATGTGAGAATGGATTTGGCAAATGCTATGAAGAATCCAGTCATATATGAACATAATCAAAGAATATCAGCTGTTAAAAAATTGAATGATAAAATAGACAAAGTACAAGAAATGTTATTTTCCTGTACGGAAGAGATGAATGAAATAGTTGAAAGTCACGAAAAGTGATATAATTATTGATGTAATGTTTAATGTCACAAATCCTATCATTAAAAGAATAATATCTAGCTTGCTCATAACATCAACAATATCCTTTCTAGGAGCTTTGTTTTTATTAAATTTTGGTTTTAATTTTATAGTTAGTTTGTTTTTTATTTTTATTCTACAATTTGTAGTTTTTTATTTTTATGGAGAGCATGTTAAAAGGAAAAATGCATATATTGAGGCAGAATTGGAATTGCAAGCTGCTTCTGAATTGAGAAAAATAACCGCTGATGTTGTATGCCCATGTGATCAAAAAGTTCAAACTACCATACCAGTAGAGATGAATCGTGAAAATTCATATGTGTGCGGTCAATGTAATAAAAGAGTTGGAATTTTGATAGATCTTAAAACCGTATTAAAAACAGATCCGATAATTGATGATCCGTTAAAAAATTCTGAAATTTTAAAAAATGTAAATGAAGCTTTAAAAGACCCATCTCATAATGATAGAATTTAAAAAAACAGATAGTAGTTCCATTCCTCCAGAAATTACATCTAGAGAAATTGTTAAAAATGAAGATGTTTTATATTTTTTTGAACAATTGTGTAAAAAAAATGTTGAGGATTATATGGTTTTTAAAAAAAATAGTTTTAAAAATCAAAATTTAGATATAATTAAAGATTTTTTAAACAAATTTGAGAATTTCATAAAAGATGAAAGTTCAAATAAAGACAATAAAGAAGTTGTTAATATAATTTTTAACAATATAAAGAACAATATAAAAATATTAGAACATTTGGAAATGCTTCCAAAAGATAATAAAAACAAAGCATTTTTATTATCATTCGTATCTTCTAGATTATTTCCTTGACTTTCTTTTTAAAAATTGAGACACTGCATGTCTTATGAATGAAAAAGTTGTAATCAAAACAAGCAAAGAAGAACATGTAATGGATAAAGACGCTTTTATACGTTGGCTATGCTTGATAGAGATTGTTCAATTGGCCGAAGAAAAAGCGATTGATTTGAAGGTAGATTTGGAAGATGTTGATTGGGTCAAACCATTGGCTTTTAAAAAATATATGAATGAGCGTTTTAAAAGTATGGAAATTGATTTAATGGCTGACGAACGAAATGGTAGTATGGTCTTGGATTACGTCAATAATAACCACCATATTCCAGAGTATTGTTAATGCTCATATCGAATACGAATTTTTTAGATTCGGTGTCTGAATCTTGTGGATATGATGATAGTCTTTCTGTTGGGGTTTGTAAAGACCCCGACAGATCTCCATAGAATGTATCATCATGTACTTGATAATTTCCCTTTTCTTGGGGTATATTCTCAAAAGAATGTTCAAGACGTTTAGCTTTCAATAACCAAACATAATGGCCAGCTAAAGGATTTATGGAAGAATTGTCCTCATCACATCTTTCTGTAATTTCGTACATTTTACCGTCTCTTTCACCAGGTCTATCTGAACCGTATTCCACTAATTTAAAAACATCTCCAGATTTAGGTTCTAATTTTTTATCTGGAAAATGAGCATAAAATGAACTTATGTGTAAATATGCTGTTACTTGATCATCAGATCTATAGCCGAATTTTGATAATACCAAAGCATTCTCAGCCAAAGTGAATATCATTATCATCTCTTTAGGTTCTTCGAATTGATCGACTGGCATTTCCCCATAAGTATTATCACCGTCTTTTAAATTGTATAAATTTCTATAATACAATATTTTTTGACCATATAAATCTATTTGCTCTCTCCAATAATTACTATATAATAATCTTTCAGCTTCATTTTTTTCTTTATCTGTAAAACGCAATGTTGATGACACATAGTTATTGTAATTATCGGGATAAGTCCTGATACAATTCACACCTTTATGTTTATCGTAAGTTATCATTTTTTTAATATAAAGGATTTTTTACTATCATCCCAAACTATTTGTATTCCAGTATTTCCTAATTTTTTTGGTTCCGTTTTAGATACGCTATATATACCATATTTTTTACATACCTTTTTCAATTGTACACTATTTAAAGGGACATTCACAGATGGATTATTTTTCAATTTCTCCACTTGCTGAATGATTGTCATATCTGGTTTATGCATATCTGGAACAGTTTGTGCATGTTTTCTTTTAAAAGGATCTAATATTAAAGACCTTCTGTGTCTGGCTCCCTTTTTTATAGGTGGTTTTTGTGGTAAAAACATGTTCACGTAACCATGATTCCATGTTTGCTCTAAAATAATAGAAAATGTTTTTGCGAATAGCCCCATGGAACTATTTATTATTTTATGCTTCTGGAGTTGGAGCCTTACCTTCGTTACTAGGTGGAGGCGTTGGGGCCGATGCTCCAGATGGAGGAGGTCCAAAATCTGGTGGGGCTTCTTCCGCACCACCTCCTGCTCCACCTATTGGTGATCCAGCAGGAGCGCCACCACCACTTCCAGTCGGAATAGCTCCACCACTTCCAGCAGCCATAGGTTGCCCTTCTACAACTTCACCTCCAGCGGTTGTCAATTGCCTCCAATTTGGTCCCATAGCTGTGATTTGAGCCAATTCAAATTCCAATTCTTTATCCTTTTTCAAGAATGCTCTATTTGCTAAAATTTCTTGATCACTCCATCTCAAATATTTTTTCTGAGCATATGTTTTTGATATGGATTCGTTTTGAGTCATATTGTTGAATGTTGTGTATTTTATTTCAGCCTTTTGAGCCTCTCTCATTTCAAAAAAGTTGGTTGGTGGGGTAAATTTGATATCAAAGTCTGTTTCTTTAACATCATATTTACTCCATAATTTTTTTAATTTTAAATGCACTATAAAAGTATTCTTTAAACTTTCCGCAAAATGCATTTGCATACGCATAATAAATTTAGCAAATTTTAATTCCTCTCTCAAAATTTGCATACCATCACCATATGCTGAATCTGGAGCTATTCTATTGACAGGTACTTTTAAAGATTTATACAATTTGATTAAAAAATAATCCAAATCTGGCAAAGTGTTTAATTGAGGTCCACCTTGAAGCTCTCTAACATCTGTTCCTTCAGAACCTTGTCTTTTTGCAAACCAATAATTATCCAAATAACTCTGAGGATTGAATTTGTTCACTTGACCAGCTTGATCAACATCAAATGTTCTTTTAGACCAATAATCTTGAATCATTTTTCTCAAATATGATTCAGCTTTAGGTGCTGGCATTGTTCCAACATCAACGTTGAAAACTAGTCTTGAAGGCGCTCTTGCTAGTCTATGAATGACTACACTATCTTCTATCAGAGATAGTTGACGATATGCGCGTCTAGCGTTTTCAATGAAAGGTATTCTCATTGTTTTATTTTCATTCCATATTCCAGAATTGACATATGTAATTTGATTTTTATCCATAGGCACTAAAGCATAATCAACCACTTTAGATGGATTTGTCTGATCGAATACAGGTTTTCTTAAAAGAAATCCTTTTATCAACATGTTTTGAATATTTCCAAAAATAGGATCTATTAGTTCTGTTGGAACACTGACAACACCGAGTACACCTTCTTCTTCTCTTTCTTTATGTATAATGTTTTCCCAATATAATTCTCCATCAACCATTACATTTCTAAAATACTCCCAACCCTTTTTTTCAAATTCAAAATAATTTATAATTTTATCAAATTCTTCTGTTAAATCAGATTTTGCGTCAGATTTTAAATCTTCATTGGGGAATTCCAATTTAACAATCTTGTTATTCTCATCTTTATTAACAGATTCATCACATATTTCATCCAATGCTTCAGCCACTTCCGAAAAAGCTGCCATTACTCTATAGTCACGCAATCTTGCAATTTTATCCGCTTGGACATTCGCATACATGTATTGTGTGAAATTCGAATCAATATTAAAAAATGCCGTTGGAGATAACTCGTTATATTCTGAAGATGAACTTATACTCTGTCTAGCTAACGCTTCTGTCCTTTTGGAACCCGTATCTTGGAAAGATTTAAACTTTGGATTTAATTTAGAGATGGTATCTATTACAGTATATGACTGATATGGAAGGTATGAATTTACATAATTCATTAAGCTTCTTCCAAATGTAGACTCTCTTCCTGATGATGAATTTGTTGGCACAGTATTATTTATATCGGAAAATGCTAAAGAAAACAAATTTTATCATTGGAATGTTTATAAAACGTGATAATATTGATATATGGAAATTTTTGATTTTATAAACAACGTACTTTTTTTTAAAAAAGATGTTGTTGAATTGAATTGTGAGGAATATAAAAAATATAATTCTTATTTGATTAATAGATGGATTTCTATGCACAGTCCAGACAATGCAATGATCATAAATCAAACAGTCAATAGAAAAAATTTCTTATGCAAGGACTCCGATTCTCAGTATAAGTTTTTATTAAATGTGATCCCAAAATCAAAGTATAAAAAAATCGAATATATTAAAAAAAATACAAATGAAGATAAAGCTTGATTTCTATATATCATATCTTAAATAAAAAAACATGAATATAGATGCATTAACACCACAAAAATCTTTAATTGACCTAGATGGCTTTTCACAAAATTCTTTAAATAGTGTTTTTATTGGTTACAACTTATCAAAAGTATTAGACGATATTATATTGGTAGAACTTGTAGATTTGGGTGGCAATTCCAATGAAATTGTTAGGAACGGTATCGTTGTTCCAATTAACGCCGAAACTCAAGCTTGGAGAATTGGTAAGGTTATTCTTTGTGGGCAAGGTACATCTTTAGTAAAACAAGGAGATCATGTCATATTTCCCAATAATAAAGGTATAATGATTTCAAATGTTGAAATTGAGGGTTACGGTAAATTGGAGCATGGTCAATTTTTAAATGAACATAGAATTTTTGGAATAGCCACACCTAGACAAGATGTACATATCGAGACAGAATCTAAAAGCACTGCTAAGAACAAGCGTTTGCGAAATTAAATTTAGAAGAAGAAATCCGATAGCTGGGAGATCTTTATATAGGAGAATGTTATGTACAACGTCTCCAACTATTTTGAATTCATTAGATGGTCGTTTAACTTTAAATTTTAGACCAACATCTAATCCTCCCTCCTATAATCCAGATCAATATAATTTGGTCATAGTTTGGGATATTTTAATGCAAGACTATAGGAGCGTTAATATGTCTTATTGCAATTTAATAGCAAAAATTCCAGCAAATAAAACATTTTGGGATTATTTTATAAAAGAAATTTTACCCAAAAGTTCGAATGAGAAAAAATATTGGATGGATATTTAACAAATTATGAATAATGATAATGATATATTTTTGAATAATTTACATAGAAATTTTAAATTCATATGTAATGGTAAAACAATTAAAGAGGGTAAACTTATTCTGTTTAATTTGAATGATTTTTATTACTCTTTCACGTTAGATGTGTCTGGTAATATAAAAAATTTTAAAATGCCTATGGCTTTTTCCGTCATGGACAATTTGAGTTCCATTAAATTGGATTATAGAATAAAAACATTGTGTCATAATGTTTACGATTTTGAAATTTACAGTAGAACCATTGAACCTAAATCTAAAACTTGTTTTTATGATAATATAGTTGAAATGGTATTTGCTTGATTTGTCTAAATAATTCAAACACCGATAATGAAAAAATCTCCTTATTTTTTTGAAATAAAAAATCTTCTAATACAATTTTTGGCTGCTTTTAATAATGTTGTTATTAAAAGATTTGATGAGGATAGAGATATTAAGCAAACATTACAAGTCAGATATGTATATGCCCCGAAACAGAGAGTTATATATGATTTGGTTAATTTTTCTCAAAATATAACTTTACCAGTTGTTAGCGTTAACATAACAAGTTTTTCTAGAGATGAAAGTAGAGTTTTTAACAAAAATTTAGGATTTCATAGACCAGATAGTTTAAAAGAAAATCAACCTACTCATTTAACTAGATTTTACAGAACTCCAGTTCCAGTGAATATAGGAGTTAATATGAATATAATGACCAAATATCAAACGGATTTGGATCAAATAATGTCTAATTTTATTCCATTTTGCAATCCTTATATAATATTATCTTGGAAAACTCCCGAAGAATTCAATCTACCCTTCATAGAAGAAATAAGATCTGAAGTTCTTTGGAATGGGCAAGTTAGTGTGGAGTATCCAACGGACATAGATGGTAATAAAAAATATTTTGTTGTAGGTAATACTAGTTTTACAATCAAAGGATGGCTTTTTTCAGATGCTAAACCAGTTAATAACATTTTTTATATAGATGCTGGTTTATCTGTGGTTAAAGGTGATCTACATGAGAGTAGGTATTTCGAATTGAGTTCTCAAATTGTGCCGTATGAAAATTGTCACGAATATTATAATACGGAAATAATTTCAATTTCTGCTAATCCTCAAATAGAAGATGTTCAATTTGAGTACTCTCCAATTTTTGAAGAATAGACTTGATTTTTAAATTATTTCGTATATAATAATCTCATGGAAAATACAGAATCCGTTAAAAACGATAATATGGTGAAGGCTAAACAAGAAATAGAAGAAGTTCTTGAAAAATATAAGATTGTTTTAGTCCCAGTCATTATACATCAAGGTGATAAGACTATTAGCCGAATTGATATAACATCTTTGAGCGAAGAGTAAGATGTGGGTTGAAGAATTTCCCTTGATTGGGGAAAAAATCCCATCCTTAGAAAAGGATACACATACTTATCGTTGCTCGGATGGTTATTTATATAAATCCGTTTCTTCAATACTTTCTTCTATAAAACCAAAATTTGATTTAGAACAGAAAGCCTTGGAATATTCTTTAAGGAGAAAGATTCCAATAGATGATGTTTTTAAATTGTGGGAAGATAAGAAAAATGTCGGTTTAAAATATGGTACCGATGTTCATGAAAATGTTGAAGAATATTTTAAAACGAGGAATGTTATAAATTCTAGATATGAATCTATTATTAAAGAAATCTACGATAGGGTTTATGTTGAGAGTGGACATAACGAATTGATATGTTTTGATAAAAATAAAAAAATATGCGGTACAGCCGATTATGTTGTATTTGGTTTTAATTTTTTTGATATTTTTGATTTTAAAACAAATTTAAAATTTAATTTTGAAAATCAATATGATGATAAATTTTTATTAGATCCAGTATCCCATTTACCAAACTCTGAGTATTTTATATACTCTTTGCAATTATCTTTTTATGCTAATATGATAGAAAGATTGACTGGTTTAAAATGTAGATTTTTAAATATATTTTGGTTGAAACGTATGATAGATACTAAATTAGTCTTCAAGGCCAAGTGGTTGAAATATACAGTCCCTTACTTAAAGGAAGAAGTTGAAAATATTTTATGCAACGTTTAAAATGGGAAGAATATGCACTCGAATTGGCAAGAACGGCTTCTTTGAGGTCCGAAGATCCTTTTAGAAAAGTTGGTGCTTGTGCATTGTCTTATGATAATAGAGTATTGGGGGTTGCATATAATGGTTTAAAGAGTGGTAAAATTGTTGATGAATCTTTTTGGAAAGATAGAGACGCTAGAAGACCTTTCATGATTCATGCTGAAACTAATCTTCTTTCACTATTTCCTAGAAATGAGGGTTCTTTGATAGCAGTAACTTTGTTACCATGTTCTAGTTGTGCTAAAATGATTTGTTCTTGGAATATTAATACTGTTGTGTATTCTGAAGAATATGAAAATGTTGATGCTTTGCATAGTAAAGAAATATTTGATTTTTATAATATAAGATTGAAAAAAATAACATATTCGAATAAATAATTTGAAATATGGCTACAGTTGCAACTATTTCTGTCAATTTCGCAAATTACGGCACCTCATCATTCACTCCAGCTGGAGTAACAGATAGGTCTATAAACCCCTTAACATTATCTCAATTTTGTCTAGGTTCATCTACTGGTGATTTCGGTTATATTGGGGGGTTTGTTAAAAAAACGGGCGATACCATGAGTGGTATGTTGACCCTTCCTTTGACGATGCCTACAACCGATAATCATGCCGCTAGAAAGGGGTATGTAGATTCTAGAATAAATTCTTTATCTTCAACTATATCTGACACTGGTGTTATTGGATATGTTCGTATTTCTGGATCTACCATGACTGGTATGTTGACTTTACCAACTACCGACCCTACTAATGTCAATCATTCTACGAGAAAGGGTTATGTTGATGGTAGAATAGCTTCATTATCTGGACAAGTTAATAATGTATTGGCAGGAAATCCAGGCTATTTGAAACTAAATGGTGGTACCATGTCTGGTATAATCAACATGGGTAATAGCAAAATTACTCAATTACCAACCACTGGCCTTAATGATACTGATGCTGTTCCTAAGAAATATGTGGATGATGCTATTGGTGGTGGTACTAGTGGTTTGGTTAGTAAATCATATGTTGATGCCGCTGATGGTTTACGAGTGTTGAAGACTGGCGATACCATGAGCGGAACTTTGAATATAGCTGGTACGACTCAGACTATAGGGGTTAATACTGGACCCACTGGAGCTAGTTTGGATATTCAAGCCAGTACCACTGGTATTGACGGCAATGCTGCATATATGAGTTTTCATAGACCATCCAAATATGCTGTTAGATTGGGTCTAGATACTGATAATAAATTAAAAGTTGGTGGGTGGAGCATGGGTAATGTAGCCTATGAAATTTTAAATTCTAACAATTGGTCTACTTATATACCCAATCAAACGTCTAATGATCTTAGATACATATTAAAAGCTGGTGATACCATGAGTGGTTTTTTAACATTAAATGCTAATCCTACTTCAAATTTACATGCTGCCACTAAACAATACGTAGATAGTGCCGTTGGCGGTGGTACTAGTGGATTAGTTAGTAAAACATATGTAGATAACGCCGATGCCTTGAGGGTGTTGAAGACTGGTGATACCATGAGTGGTTTTTTAACATTACATGCTAATCCCACTTCAAATTTACATGCTGTCACTAAACAATACGTAGATGCTGGCTTGGGTGGTAAAGTAGATTCCGCTACACTTGGGCTTTATTTACCTTTGAATGGTGGTACTTTAACTAACTTTTTAACATTACATGCTAATCCTACTTCAAATTTACATGCTGCCACTAAACAATACGTAGACAGTGGTGTTTCTGCCGCAACAACCGCTGCCAATACAGCAAAAACAGCTGCCGATAATGCCGCTACTGCTGCTGCGGCTGCTAATACGAATGCTAATACTAGAGTTTTAAAAGCTGGTGACACCATGACTGGCTCATTGACAGTTCAAGGTAATATTACCGCTAGTGGAGAAGTTACTGCATATTCGGATGCAAGGTTAAAAACAAATATTAAAGTTATAGAAGATGCCTTAAATAAAGTTCTGAAATTAAAAGGTGTAAGTTTTGAAAAAAAACCTGATAATAGAAAATCCATAGGTGTTATTGCGCAAGATGTCATGGAAGTTATACCTGAAGTTGTTAATTATGAAACAGATGGTTATTATTCCGTAGCGTATGGTAACATTGTTGCCGTTTTGATTGAAGCTGTAAAGGAGCTTTCAAATAAAGTTGACATTTTAGAACAAAAGTTAAATAGTTAACATATTATTATGGCTATTAGAATATCTGGTCCCTTACCTATACAAGAAATATCCAACGAGTTCGGCGGTTCAGTGCCGCATGCTTTATCGGAATATTATGCTGATGGGGTTTTCGTGAAAAATGAATATAACCCAAAGACTCCACCAATTCCAAATAAAGGTGTTGGTAATAATACTATTAAAGTTGGAGATTTTTACGGTAAAGGTAAGAAAAAAGCGGTGACTGTTACAATTACATCCAATGAATCTTCTGTCAATGTTTATGCTACAAAATTTAGATCTTTAATTCAAAACGAGATTCAGGATGTGGACGCTACTTTAATTATTAATTCTGGAGTTACTCTTACTGGAAATCCAGCATTGATTGTAACAGCCAATGATCCCACTAGACTTAATGGTTTTAGATCTACAGATTCAATTACAATAATTAATAACGGCAATATTATTGGGAATGCTGGTACTGGTGGTGATGGAGGATGTGCTAGTGGTGTCGCTGGGAAGAACGGAACCGTTGGAGGAATGGGTGTGCAATTATATAGAGCAACTAGCATCATAAACAACGGAACTATAGCTGGAGGAGCTTCTGGTGGTAAGGGTGGTACTGGTGGGGTTATTACATCTTATAATCAAAGAGCAGTTGCAGCTACTAGAAAATATTGTCCACCAGCGCAGCAACAAAGAAGTCAAGTAAATGTGTGTAACACTGATGAAAATTGCAGAGGTGTTGGTTGGATGAGTTGTGGTTGCAGAAGACCTTGCGGGAAGACTAACGCTAGATGCGATGGCAGATATGGAAGAGGTAGAGGGCAACAAAGAACTAACTATTATCCACCTTGTCAGGGTAGTGATACGCCAGCTAGAGCACAAAACAATGATGTTAGAAGTACAGATACTTGCGGAGGTAAAGGTGGTGACGGCGCTACACCTTTCAGTAACACAGTATTGGCTGGAGGTAATGGTGGCGGTGGAGGTGCTACAAACGGCAATGCTGGAGGTAAATGGGGTGAAGGCGGTTCTTATTATTTAAAAGGTGCTAATTCCTTGGTAGGTACTGTAGGTGGAACTCTACTTGGCTTATCTTCAGCTACACCATAAAAAAAAATATTGACATTTATAATTCATATACTATATTATAGATGTATATGTTTAATTATAATTACTCGATTATTAATGAATCTTCGATAGATAAAGACGAGCATTTTCAGATTTTAATAAAATCTGAAAAACTTTTAAAAAAATACGATATTAAAATTAAGAAATATGTAGATGATGACTTATTGAACATAATTTGTGAATACTACGGAAATAAATTTATGGAATCTGAAAAAAAATATATTGCGATAATTGAAAAATTAAAAGAAGAATCTCATTTTGAATTCTTCTTTAAAAAAAATTCGGAAGAATCTATCGACTATGATAGATTGCCAGATATAACTTTGGATATATTGGAAATAGATCATGATAATTTAGAAGTTAAATTTTTGCCTTATTCTAGCTTGTATAAGAGTGTTAATAAATCTGTATACCCGACAATAAGTTGTAAATTCGATTTATTGGATGGTGTGGTGTCTAATGGTTTAGACCTTGGAAATTTATTATTAGATTATTCTCAACAGTTGATATCTAATATTTTGGATGAAGAAAAAAATGATCCAAACATTTATTCTAAAAATGATATTGTGGGTACTGTTATGGATGGTGGTGATGATGATCGGGAATATTTAAACGATACTGTATTTTTTGGTAAATCTAATAAAGCACTCGATGCTTTGAATTTTATATAATATGGATACATTTTTTAATCTTTTATATTTTGTGCTTTTATCTTTAAGCATTTCTGTTATGTGGAATTTTTCTAAAATTTTTAATCCTTTTAGAAATTTAATATCCAGAATTCCTTATGTTAGGGTACCTTTATTGTGTCCAGAGTGTAGTTCTTTTTGGTTTGGGCTTCTATGCTCTTTATTATATAATCCAATTGTTTTAGATTTTAATTTTTTTATAATCTCTAATATATTTTGTGGTTTAATTGTTTATTTGTTCGCTCATTTTATTTTTAAAAATGAACAAATAAATCTTGAAAATAAAATCAATTTTATTAAATAAAAAAAAATATGAACAAAGAACTATTATTAAAAGCCGTAACTGAATATGAATTTACCCATGGTATTTTCATAGAATTAAACAAAGATGGGTCCGATTTCCAAAAAGAATTTATAAAATTAGCGCCTTCAATTGAAGCGGATATTAAAAGTTCTGCTTTAAATCGAGAATGTTCATGCACAGTTAAGGTTAAAAACTTTATCAGAGATCATAAAGATGAATGTATTTCTTTTTTAAGAAATATGGTGGAATCTTCAATTATAACAGAAATTGATTTTGAACTTTTAAATAAAGAATATCGTGTATTAGTGGTAGCTGGAAAAGTGGCTAAAACTTCTATAAAAGATTGGCCAGAATTTATAAACAATCTGGAAGAGAGTAATGCTACTTATAAAGGTATGCATGTTGTTAAAGAAAACGATGATATTTATGTTTTCTTTTCTTGAAAATGATAAATTTTGATACAAAAAATTTCTCATCTTTAAAAGTGTATGATTTTAATTGTGAGAAATCTTTAGTGGATAAAACTTTATATTCTATAAAAAATATAGAATATAGAAATAATGATTTCAATAAAATTTCCATAGGTAGATTAAATGATTTGGATGAATTTAAAGATTTACACGAATGGTTTCAGAAATGTGTTGACACTGTATTTTTAGATTTAAATTTACCAAAAACTTTTAAAAATATAAAGATTATAGAATCTTGGGCGAATAAAAGTGTTAGAAGTGAATCACATCATATGCACCATCATCCTAATTCGTATTTGAGTGCTATATTTTACTTAACATCCAATTCTTCTGGATTTACAAAATTTGTGACAGATAATATGTGGTATAATGATGAGCATTTATTTTCTTCTCATTTCGATACAGATTATTTCGAAAAGGATAATATTTTTACTCAAAAACCAGAAGCTGGTAAACTTTTAATTTTCCCTTCGAGATTACATCATTACGTTGAGCCTAATATGGGGGATGATAGTAGATATACTATATCTTTTAACGCATATCCTGAAATATACGATGATAGACACAGTATTTATATATCTATAAGTGTAAATCCTTTTGATAGGAAAAAAATTGAAAACACAGAAGTTTAAAAAGTTGATTCAAATTTGTAAATCGTTTCAACCAATCCACCACCCCATTTCGTCGATCAGAACCTTTCATGTAACTTTTGCTATTTTAAAAAATAGAATAGTATCTATAGGGATGAACAATACAAAAACGCATCCTAATATTAAAAGGTTAAATTATAAATCTAATGATGGGGAAGATCTTAGAGATATTGCTAGAATGCATTCTGAATTGAATTGTGTTTTAAAATTGCAAAAAAAAATAAATATTGAAAATTTCAAAAATATAGTTTTTGTAAATATAAGGCTTGACAAGATGGGTAACTTGAGATATGCTAAACCTTGCAATGGATGTAGTCATCTCATGAAACAGACAGGATATAAAAAATTTTATTATTCTGGAGAATGTGGTGATTTCATAGAATATGATAACTAAGAAAAAATACAGAAATTTAAAACACTTATCGGATTTTGCAAAATCTTTCAATTCATCTGAAAAATCTAAAGGGGATGTTAAGAAGAACCTTTTAAAATCTAAAGATGGTATTCGTATGCTTACTAGTAGTTCATGTATACGTCCAGATATTTTTTTAAATAATGATAGAACTTGTGATCATTGTAAATACTCTGATGATTGCGTGTGCCGTATAAAAAAATTTAGCAAATATTATAAAAAATGAAAACTATAGACAAAGAATTTACTTATAAAAATTTTAGTTACAAACAATTGCTCAGAGATGGTAAAATTGCAATATATGAACAAAAATTAAAGGATGGTATTAAATGCGATTATGAGGTTGTTATTATAGAAGAACATAATGGCTATGAAATAGCTGGTAATAAATTTCCACCATCTGAGATGTATCCATCATCTAACCAGTGGGGTGTTAAGGGTTTTACATTCACTGATTATGATGATGCATTGATAAAATTTAAAAAACTAAAGAAGAAACATGAAAAATAATAATCAAGCGGGAAAAGGTGATCGTTATAGACCAGTCGATAAAAAAAAATATGATTCAAATTATGACTCGATTAAATGGGGTAAAAAAGATGTTAAGAGTAATAGTTCTAAAAAAAACCTTTCTTCCGATAATTAGTTTGTGTTTCCTGACATCATGTTCTAATTTAAAAACAGAGGGTAATTTTGGAGGAAATGAATATAAAGCCTCTAATGAATTAACATTCACGTATGCTTTGTCTGAAAATGTAAAATTGAAAAGTAAAATTTCTCAACCTTACATCTATAAAAATTCTATAGATAAACATGTTCCAGATTATGCTGAAAGTGGAGTATTTTTCGATTTTTAAATGAAAAATATTATATTGCAATCAAATATAATTCATGATGAGTATACTGATCAGACTAGTAAATTTTACGATGTTCCTTTTTCTGAAAAAAGTACATTTTCCATAGAAAATAATATAGAACTTCCAGATGATTGGAAGATTGGTTTAATTTACGGTCCTAGTGGTTCTGGAAAAAGTACTTTATTAAAACAATTTGGTGAAATCAAGAATATAGAATGGGATGATAGTAAATCTTTAATATCTAACTTTTTTCCATTTTCTTTTGAAGATGCTTCTCATGTTTTAACATCTGTTGGTTTTTCTACTATACCATCATGGTATAGGCCGTATAATGTTTTGTCTAATGGTGAAAAGTTTAGAGCGGATTTGGCAAAAAATTTGATATGTAAAGAATTCGTTTTAATAGATGAATTTACCAGTGTGGTTGATAGAAATGTCGCTAAGTCCACATCTAATTCTGTTTCAAAATATATAAGAAATACTAATAAGAAGGTCATTTTTTCTTCTTGTCATGAAGATATTATAGAGTGGTTAAATCCAGATTGGATGTATAATCCAATAGAAGGTAAGATGGTGTTACCAAGGGGGTGTCTTCAGCGACCTAAAATTGAACTTAAAATTTTCAGAGTCAAATATGATGCGTGGGAATTATTCAAACAACATCATTATTTGAGCAATTCTTTAAATAAAGCTGCGAAATGTTTCATCGCCTATTGGAAAGATGTCCCAGTTGCTTTTAATGCCACCTTATCATTCCCACATCCATTCGTTAAAAATGCTTGGAGAGGTAGCAGGACTGTTGTATTGCCAGATTTTCAAGGTCTTGGAATAGGTTCTAGACTTTCTGATCACATAGCCAGTATGGTTGTTGAGAAGGGTGGTAGATATTTTTCTAAAACCATACATCCATCTATGATAGCATATAGATTAAAAAGCGGTCTATGGAAAGAAACTACTCATTCTAGAAAGTCCAGAAATCCTAAAAACAAAAGTATGCTTGCCATGAATTGGAATGCTACAGATAGGTTTTGTTATGCTTTCGAATATATAGGAAAACCATCCTCATCCGAAGAATCTAAAATTTTTTGGGAAAAATGTTGATTTACTATAATTATGCGCTAATATAATCATATATGGGAGAAAAAAAATATATAACACCTGATGTTTATTACATCGATAATTTTTTAGAAGAATCTTTTATAGATAATTTGCACGATAAAATATCTAACCCTTCATCTTTGTGGTTTAGACATTCATGTAGAGGTTTTGATGTCGATAAAAATTTTTATTTCTATAATCCTTTAAGTCCTGACGATTATGCGGGTGAATATGAACATTTTTCTAACATATTGAAGGATAATGAAGTTACTAGAATTTATGTAAATGGTCAAGTTGGTGTGGAGCATGGTAATTTTCATAAAGATGATGGTGATGAAACTTTTTTAATAGGGTTGACTAAAGGTTGGAATTCAGAATCTGGTGGAGCTACCGAATTTAAATCGGGAGATGATTGTTCATTTTCCATATATCCAAAATATAATAGAATAATATGTTTTAAATCAGATATAGAACATAGGGCTTTACCAAACGTAGATTTACATTCTTTTAGAATGACTTTAGCGATAAAAACTAATAAAGTTAAAAAAAATAATATTTCAAATATAAATTTTATAGCATAATATGAACAATAAAACGCACATCAATGAAGATATATATTTTGTAGACAATTTTTTACCAGAAGATTTTTTGAATGACTTGGTTAATAAAGTATTGAACGATTCTTGGCATAAACATTATAGTAGAGACGGTGATGGAATTTTCTTTTGGGCTTTAAATTTAACTAATGATTCTTATGAAAATGAATTAGAATTTATAGAAAGTTTATTCCCTAATAATGATGTTTTGAGGGTTTATGTTAACGGACATTCGGGTATACAGCATGGGAGCTTCCATACAGATGATGGTGAAGAAACATATCTGGTGGGTTTAACTAAAGGTTGGAATTCAGAATCTGGTGGAGCTACTGAATTTAAAACGAAACATGATAATTCTACACTTTCAATATATCCTCTATATAATAGAATGGTTTGTTTTCCAGCACATATTGAACATAGGGCTGCTCCAAATATTGATTTATACACTTTTAGAATGACTTTAGCTATTAAAACTGATCGTAAAAATTCTACAAAAGGTTTAAATTTTATACAATAAACTTGACAATGTGAAATGCCAGTTTATCATATAAAGGTATGACTAAAAAAGTAGAATGCGTTGAAGAGTATTTTGTGAAGTTCACCGATGAGGAATTCCAAAAATTAGGTTGGAAACCTAATCAAAAATTTTCAGTAGAATTAAAATCCGATGATTCTATTTTACTTAAACCTTTTGTTTCTTTGGAAATTGATCTTTCTGAATTTAAACGAGAAACTTTGGAGTTTATAATTTCTCTTTCTGTAGAAAAAGATATTTCTATAAATGATGTGATTTGTGAAATTTTAGAAAAGGAGATCGAAAAAAATGACAAATAAAGATAGTATTTTTAGAGTAGTTGATTCTTGTGAAGATGGTGAAGCTTTACGTCCAGTTGTGGATATGGAGATATCTTCATTTGCAACTTTAAGCGATATGCTTTATGCTTTTGAACGTTTTTTATTATCCATAGGGTATGTGTTTCCTGATAATACGCATTTGGATTTTATATCAGATGACGAGAGTGATGGGAGGGAATTTTAATGGGAATGTTTGATTACGTTAAGTGCGACTATCCTCTTCCAGATATAGAGGTGGCTGAAAAATGGAATATCGATCTTAAATCGGTTTCTTTCCAAACAAAAGATATGGATAATTGTTTGGAAGAATATATAATTAAAAATGATGGAGAACTCTATATTGTAAAAAATGAATACAAATGGGTGGATGATGATAATAGTTTTTTGAAAGGTTATTGTGAAGTTGTTAGCTCTGAGGAAGTTAAGGCTGAATATCATGGTATGATGAATTTTTACCACTATGAACATGACTTGACGAAAGATGATAAACATTTCACATTATCTATAGATTTTTTGGCTAAATTTGTAGATAATAAATTGGTGGATTTGAAGGTTTTGGAAGTTGAAGAGAAAGATATAACTGAGTATAAGCTTCAAACAGATAAACTATTTGAGGAGAGAAAACGTTATTGTAATAAATGGTATATAAAATATATTTTTAATACCAAATATGTTTTATTTTTTAGAAAAATGTTAAAAAACTTTATACATAAAGTTTTTAAATTAGTCGAAAGGATATATCATTTCACATTTATTCATTTATGAAAAAGGTTAAATCTAAAAAAATTCAAATTGAATTTGATTATGAACATCTTTCAATTTTAACAACTGCTTTGGAAGTTTATTCTCGTCTTCGTTCTGGTCAAGTTGATATGGCTATGAGTGAGGCATATGCTGATAGGTATCTTGATTGGAACGAGAGGGAAGCTATCCATAGACATGTTAGATATGCTATGTTCCCATCTTTACCAGAAAGAAGATATGATGGTCATGGTGGGTTTTACGATCAGTATAATAACGAATATGATGAGAGTGGTTCTATAATAAAAGAATCAGAAGAGTGGGTTAAAAAGAAAAATTTCCCACATTTAGATCACCCGAATTCATCTTTTGGTGTTGGTAATACTGAAGAGATGAGAGATGGTACAATTGCATGGGAGATTAAAAAGGTTATAGATCAATATCTCCATTATGAGAGAAATGATGGATATCGCAGGATATGTGATGTTAGCGGTGATGGTGCTATGAAGTATTCAAACGTCGAGCCTCCTAAAATATTGGATGGCATTTTAGGATATTGGAAGCCTCAGAAGCAATTTAGAATACCTCAAAAGTTTCAAAAAAAGATTGATAATGCTATTAAAAATAAAAAATTCGATAAAGCTTGGGATATTGTTTATGAAGCATTTGAAAAATCACCATTACCTAAAGGAAATTGTTCGAAAATAGAAGATGTTGGTGGAAGTTATTATGTTATAATTGAAGAACCTTATAAATTTGATGAAAAGTATTGATCCACATAAGCCTTTATTATTTTTAGGAGATCATCATGGAGAATGGTCTTATCTTCTTGATATTATAGATACTAAAAAAATAAGCGATTGTTATTTGATTAGCGTTGGGGATTCTGGAATTGGATTTACCAATAAGGAAAATCAAATAAAGATGATAAATTATTTAAATTATGAATTTAAAGAAAGAAATATTATCTTTATGGCTATTAGAGGTAATCATGATGATCCTGTTTATTTTCAAGGAATTGATAGAGTTTCATTAAGTAATTTTGAATTAATTGAAGATTATACTGTAGCCGAATATGATGGTAAAAAAATTCAATTTATTGGTGGTGCGGTTTCTATCGATAGAACATCTAGAACCGAAGGACGTTCGTATTGGGAAGATGAAGTAGTTAAATTCGATAGAGATAAATGCAAAGAAGTAGATATTCTAATAACCCATACTGCCCCTTCTTGGTGCTTTCCACAGCAATTTAATGAATTGGTTTATGGATGGGCAAATGAGGATGCTTATTTGCTGGAAGACCTTACAGACGAAAGAGCCATTATGGATGAGATTTGTAAACTATGTAAACCATCATTACATCTTTATGGACATTTTCATTCTAGTTGGACTGAGGTTATAAATGGATGTAAACATAAGCTTTTAGACATTAATGAATTTTGGGGGAATCGTGGATAATTTTTAATGAAAGTGAATATACCAACAGAGGAAGATTGTTTTAATATCGTTCCTAACAAATTTTGTGGTTTGGATTGTTATTTAATAACTCCAGAAATCGATGCGAAGTGGACTAGTAACAATTTATTTTACAGATCTTTAATTACAGATAAAGATGGAAATGTTTTATCTTCTGGTTTTCCTAAATTTTTTAATTATGGGGAGAAGACAAACTGTTATCCAGACCCTCAAATTTTTAATGATTGGAGATGCGAAGATAAGATTGATGGTTCTTTGCTTATAGCTGATTATGTAAATGATCAATTTTCTATGAGAACGAGAGGAACTGTTTCATACTCCACTCAAGAAAACTTTAAAGATTTTGAGAGATTGCCAGAAAAATATCCAGAAGTTGTTAATTTTTTAAAAAATAATCAGCATTTGAGTCTTTTGTTCGAGATTGTTACACCGAACAATGTGATTGTTGTTAGAGCTTCTCAGATAGAATTTTACCTCATAGGTGCTATAAACAAGAATGGTATGTGTGTTGTTTCCTCTGCCGATTTGACTGATATATGGAGGAAGATAGGTCCGATACCTACACCACAATCTTATAACTTCTTAGACACTAATGATCTTTCTAAGATAGCAGAAAATATAAAATATTGGAAGGGTAAAGAGGGTATTGTTGTTTCTTACAATAATGGTCAAAATAGAATCAAATTAAAATCAGATTGGTATTTGTTTTGTCACAGAGTTAAATCGCAACTCAGTTCTACTAAAAATCTTATTGATTATTATATAGATAATAACATGCCTTCTTATGAAGAATTTTATAAAATGATTGAAACAGAATTTGATTATGAGATTGCTATTCAATTAAAATGGGAATTGGAAAAAATTTGCGAAGCAGGAGAAAAATCGAAAAAATATATTGATCATATACTAGAAGTAGTACATGATATTAGAAAAGTAGAAACGAGAAAAGAACAAGCAGAAATGATATTGAGAAATTTTAAAGATAATTCATCATTTGTATTTTCTGTTTTAGACGGTAAAAAAATAACCAAAGATCAATGGATTAATTTGATGAAACAAAATTTAATCATCTCACAGGATTGATTTCGAAGGTTTTGTGTTTCATTACAATTTCCGCTGGAACGTATAAAGTCATGTCGAAATTGCCAAAACGTCTTCTAGTGTAGAAGACTGCTTCTTTGTTTGGTATAAGAACCGCATCTTCTTTAATATCTGTATATTTGACAGCTTCTTTGTTTGAGGTATGAAATAATTCTACACCCCTACCTTCTCCTCTCTTAGAGAAAAGTCCTAAAGATTCTATTTCTTTTAAAAGAGGGTGTCTTTTAACCATATCGAAACCTCCTCTTGAAGTATTGTAAAATGCTATGTAGTTCGCCTCACCATACATCCATCCTTTATGTCCCTTATTGCCTACAAATTCCAATAATAAGTTATCTGTTCCTATCAATCTTTTGTCGTTTTTAACTTCAACATAACAAGATTTATTTTTAGCAACCTTACCCGCATTTTCAGGTCTATCCCCCCATGCAGGTTCTCCTTTATCTAATACTTTAAAATCGATGTGTAGAACTGTCTCTTCGTATTGATCTGCTTGTTTACATTTTAATTTATTCTGTTTACACAATTGTACGAATAAATCTTCGTAAGCTTGCCCTCTAGCTTCATCTCTTTCGGCATTACTGGCATTTTCTCCAGCATGAGCTTCTAATACTAAATTATAATAATTGTCGAAAAGATTCATATTAACTATTTATGTCAAGATTTATCTCCCTTTTTCCAAGATATTCTTTTAGAACTTTTTTTATTTTTTTTTCTGGAATTGCACATTGCTTTGGTTGGTCTACATGCTGGATAACTTCTTCTTTTTTCTCCTTCTTGTCTACCACAAGGTTTTCCTGTTTTACAATCAATCCAACCCTTTCCTTTATTTCTATCGAACCAACCCTTTAATCCTTTTTTCTTTTCACTTTCAAATTTTTCTAAAAGTATATTAACGTATGATTGGAAATTATTCATTTGCTTTTATTTCCCCAATTTTTAGCTCCAGCTTTTCTACATTTTACTAAAGCTCCTGATGCATAAGCACTTGGCCAAACTTTATATCTGGATTTTACTTTTTTATAACAAGCGTCTTGTTTCTTTTTAGTTTTAGCCTCGTTTATAATTTGTTTACAAAGGTTGTCAAAATTTGAAATGCTCATATTTTTTTATTGAAATATTTATATTTTATACTATGATTGAATAATGAAAGTAAAGGATCTAATTGAAAAACTTCAAACGGAAGACCCCGAAATGAAAGTTGTAGTAACTGGTTATGAGTGCGGGTATGACGAATTGAAATACCTTAATAGGGTTGGTATATGTAAAAACTTAAAGAAAAAGGATAAATGGTGGGAGGGTGAGTATCACGATGCCCCCACATCCGTTTCGGAAGAGATTGCTTTACTTTTACCTAGAACATCTTAAATTATTACTATGTTTTATTTTATTATATCTTTTATCGGATCGGTTGCTCTCGTAACGGTTGCTTTTGTATTGATATTGATACATAATTACGCTAAAGCGGCAGAAGAAGAATATGAAAATAGTAAATATGACAGTTATGACTGAAATTTATTATGGCTAAATTTAAAAATATTATAATAACTCATGAATTTTTAGATTCTAATGAGGGAGCTTATTTTATATTTGGGGATAATTTGGTGAGAAGGGGTTATGGTGGTGCCGCGAAATTAAGAGATCATCCACATGCTTTGGGTTTTATTACTAAAAAATTTCCAGACAATGATGATTCATCTTTCTACAGACCTGAAGAATATAAATCTGTATTTTACGAGGAGTTGTATAAATTACACACTATTATAAAAAAATATCCAAATAGAATTTTTTATGTGTCTAAGTTAGGAGAAGGTTTGGCCAATAGATTTCAAATATGGGAAAATTTAATACAAAAAAATTTGTTAATTTTTTTGAAAAAGTTTGATAATGTAGTTTTTTGTTGGAATGAAGAAGAATAATTTTATGAAATACCAAAGAATTGATTTTCGTATTAACGACGAATGGATGAGTAGTTGTTTCGATGATCTTAATGAAGAGTGTAAAGATATTGTAAATGATTTAATAAATTCTTCATTATCATGTCAACAATGGTCATATGATAAAAAACATTTATATTATACGAAAATTGTCGCTGTAACCTACGAGTTGGGTAGGAATAAAAAAAGAAACAAAATTTCTAAAATAATATCACGTTTAAAAGATAAATTTTTTTGTCTAGTATCTAGGCTTGTGGTTTATATACCTTAATTTATGTATTTCAATCTATCATTAAGAAATTTTTGCAAACCAAGAAAACAATTCGAAAAGTATTTTTCATTTTACAAACAACTTTCCAAATATAAAAACTTAGAATTTGAAACATATTATTCAGGGTATGACATTTTTATATTTGAATTAGATTTTTGTCCAATTGCAAAAGATCATGGCGGGTTGATTATAAATTTAAATTTTTTGGGATTTGAAGGTAGTTTGAGAATATATGATTCCAGACATTGGGATTATAAAAATTGGTGCTGGGAAGAATAGTCTTGACATTTTTTAAAAATATATTAATATTGAATATATGAAATCAGAACTTGAGCTTGAGCTTGTAAAAAAATATCCAAAGATCCTCAGAGATTATAAGGGAGATAAAATGGAAACTTGTATGGCATGGGGAATGGAGTGCGACGATGGCTGGTACGCAGTTCTAGACAAATGTATGGAGAAACTTCAATACTTTTGTGACCTTTGTACGAGTAGTGAAGAAGAAGTACAAGTAGTTGCAACACAAATTAAAGAGAAGTTTGGAACATTGTCTTTCTATACAAGCGTTTACGGTGCAAACAGCATTGAAAACAGTATTATAGACAACATTATTGATGCAGCAGAAATAAAATCTGCTCATACCTGTGAAGTTACAGGTAAAGAAGGAACAGTTTGTAAAAGGGGAGGCTGGTATAGAACTTTATCTTACGAACAAGCTCGAAAAGATGGTTATGTTGCTTGTAACGAATCTACCGAAGCCTATTGGAAAGAAAAGGATGCAAAAGGAGAAAAGAACGATGATGATGAATCGGGAACAAATTGAAGAATATGCTTTTTATGAGTCGGGATTATCCGCTGATGGATGTTTGGATAAACTTGACGATTATGCTAAGAGTGCTATTCAAAGATATGGAAGACTTCTTATTGAGAAACAAACAGAAATTTCAAGAAAGCTTTATAGTGTTGCTTTGCAATTACAAGAAGTCTCTAAAACAAATATGGTAGTTGTAGTTGGTCCAAATTTTTATTCAGAATTAGTAGATGCTATTAAAATGTATGAAGAATATAATTCAATTTCTTGAAAAATTTTTGTTTTTCCTTGTTATTCTCTTATTGATATTATCGGCTTTCGTTTTTAGTTACTTTATACAAAAACAAAGTCCATTGGACATGCAAGAATTGGAAGATATAGTAGAACAGGAATTATTAGAAAGAGATAAAAATTAACATGAATAAAGAAAACTACACACCAGATGGAATGCATCCAGAAGATGCTATTTATAAAGTAAAAACATTTATTAATGAACTCCAAAAAGTTCAGGAAAAATATTTCAATGAATTGGTAGATGATTTAAATATAGATAAAATCGGAGAAGAGTGGTTGTTTGATTACATATATAATGGTGACGATGAATATGATGGCTTCGATCATTATATTGAAAAGTCTGGAAAAAAATATGATGATTTTATCATTAAAGATATATTATATAATCCATTAGAAACCTTCTCGTCTACAGACTTTGGAGAATTTAGTCCCATGATGCATATGAGTTCATATGATGCCGATATTGATACGACCTTTCCTACCGCTTTCAATGATAATGAACCTATCTCTTTAGGTTTGGAAGAAATTAAATTCAAGGCTTCAGATGTATTGAAAAATGATCAATGAAATCACGAAATTAACCAGTGAGTGGTATTCTTTGATTGGAAAGGATCACCATAAGGATAGGGACTGTCATTGGTATATAGAGACGAAATTTAGTTATGGGAAACCACCGAAGTATACCGTACAACACTGGGGATATATTCTCGATGAGATTGTAGAAGAATGTGCTTCTTATGATGAAGCACTAAAAAAGCTGAAAGAAATATTGGAAAAAGAGATAAAGGAATATATGTCTTATGAAAGAGATGTTTGGTAAAATATGATTAAAGAATTACTATATCAAATTTCTGGATTGTTGATGACCTTTTGTTATTTGGTCTGTACAATACCACAAATTATAAAAACAATCAAAACAAAATCTGCCAAAGATATATCAGTTAGTTCTTTGGGGTTAGTGGTTTCTGGTCATATGTTCTCTATCGTATATGCCACATTCGGTAGTAATAATATTTGGGTTTTTGTTTGTGCGTTTGGGGGTCTTTTGTCTGCTGTTACAATGTTAATTCTTTGGAATAACTACGGAAAAAAATAATACATTTGAGATGTAATCATAATTTATTCTATAAAAATAGAAATGTTGTATAAATATTTTATAGAAATATTTTATATATATGAGAATATCTTTAATTGCACCGAATGTAAATGGTATATACGAAATTAATTGTGGAACTTCAACACCAACAATAAGCGGTTTTGTAAATATTACAGATTTTCCAAATTTAAATAGCTTTATTTGCAAAGATAATGATATTGAAGGTTTTACTGTTTCAACTACAAAATTGTTTTTAACCCTTCTTACGTTATCTGGTAACAAACTTTATGGAAATTTTGATGCAAATAATATACCAAATATTAGATTCTTAAACATTTCAAATAATTCCATATCAGCAATCGATACATCTTCGAATTTAAACAGTTTAGTCGATATAACAGCGAGATTTAACCAATTTAAAAATAATTTTAGTATAACAAAATTTCCAAACTTAACTAGTTTAGATTTATATTGGAATGGATTAACAGCATTTCCAATATTTTCTGTAGGAAATAAAATCGAAACTTTAAATTTGTATTATAATCCAATTGTTGGGGATTGCGATTTGAGTTTAGTTCCAAATATTAAAGATATCGATGTCCAATATAATTATAACACAAGACTTACAAATTACGGACCTTTGACTGGTATTGAAGTTATTAATGCTAGAGATACTCTTATAACTGGTTTAGAAACTCTCACTAATAAACCAAACATAAGAGTAATAAACTTTGCTGCTAGTACTAGTAATAGATACATTTCTTTAACTGGACAATTCCCTCTTGATCTATCAAATTTAACAAAGCTTGAAGAGTTATGGATAAACAATTCAAGTCTTAGCGGAACAGAAGCAGTAAATCTTAGTGGTTGTGATAAATTACAATATTTAAGAATACAAAACAATGCATTAACTGGACCACATCCAATTCTTCCTCCATATTCTACAGCTTTAGCTTATGTAAATATTCAAGGAACTAGTGCTGCTGGTAAACAAAGATTGACAGGAAATATTCCACCACTTTCTTCTTTTCCTAATTTATTTGAATATGCAGGAAGTTTAAATAATTTTAGCGGAGAAATTCCAACTCTTGATTACAATCCGAATTTACAAACATTTTCTGTAGATGGAGTAAATTCTTCTAATAGAGGTAGTTTAACTAAAATTAATTCTTTAAGTGGAGCTATAAATCTTGTGTCTTTTAGTGCAATTTTAAATTCTTTATCTGGCACTATTCCAAATATTTCTAATAATGTAAACCTCGAATATTTTCGAGTAGATCAAAATCCAAACTTATCTGGCCCTTTACCATCTTTGTCAAGTAATACAAAATTAGAATATTTTTATGCTGATTTAACTAGCGTAACAGGATCTGCCCCAACTTTAGATTATAATCCAAATTTAAAGTATTTTACTTGCTATGATACACAAATGAGCGGTAACATTCCTTCAATAGCAAATAATCCATTAATGGAGTATTTCAGTTTAAAATCATTAGCAACTGTTAAATTCACTGGCTCAATTCCACCATTTGGAAATAATGATAAATTAACACTTTATCATGTACAAACTAACAATTTGACAGGTAATATACCTACATTAAGTGCTTTAACGAGCCTTTTAGATTTTAACGTTAGTACTAATTCACTTTCTGGTACAATACCTTCGCTTGATGCTCTATCAGCATTACAAAAATTTTATGTTTTTACTAATAACTTAAGCGGGGAGCTTCCTTCTCTTCAAAATAATAAAAACCTAAGAGAATTTTGGTGTTATACAAACAGTTTATCTGGTGAGCTTCCCCCTTTGGATGGATGTGATTCTTTAACTAATTTTCAAGCCCAATCCAACAAATTTACTAAAATTAATTCTCTAAGCGGTGCTCCAAAACTTGCAACATATTACGTAAATAACAATGCATTATCTGGAACAATTCCTTCTTTAAACGGACTGAGTGCATTAAGTAATTTTAGAGTTCATATGAATTCATTATCAGGAGAAATTCCTTCTTTAGATGATTGTACGTCTTTAGTTACTTTCTATGCATATAGTAATAAATTAACTAAAATTAATTCTTTAAGTGGTGCTACAAAA